AAGCACAACATCCGCAAGGAAGTCCGGTTGTGCGACACGCTTGGCCCTTTGATTCAGCAGCACCGGTTGATTGTCACCACCCGTGTGGTCCGGCAGGACTACCGCATGACCGATGAAGACCCAGAGAACGGCTACAGCCGGTCGTTGTTCTTCCAGGCATCACGACTGACCGCTGAGAAGGGTTGTCTCAGCCACGACGACCGGTTGGATGCCCTGGCGATTGCCTGCGCGTTCTTTGTAGAAGCCGCGGCCCAGGACCAGAACCGTGCCCAACAAGCCCGCGCAGACCAGCTGCAGCAGGAGGCTTATGAGGCATGGATGGATGAGACGGGAGCGATGGTGGATGCCCTGGCGATGGGTTGGAGGCCCAAGCCAATGGCCCGGGCCCATGGGGGAATCAGCCGGCTGCAGGTGGGCGTCTGAGTTCAACCACCTTGTCTGCCATCCCGCTGAAGTCGAGCTTGCCCGCGAGCTGACGCAGGGTTGAGCCTTCAGCTGCGGTAGCAGTGACGTTGTTGGACTTCAACAGGTTCATGGCCTCCTGTCTGGCCTTGCGGTCACCGTTCTTCAGGTCCTCAAGCACCTGGACGATGACCTCTTCGTGCATCTCGGCCAGCAGGGCCTGAAGGTCTGCCATTGCTACGGGGTAGTGGGGGTCTATCCCCAGTATGGAAGCGGTCGGTACGCTGGGACCATTACACCCCCGTTGTATGGGCTGGTTTCCGCCGATTGATGAGCGTCTTGTGGCTGCATTGGCCACGGAATTCCGCGATCAGGCGCCGGATCTGGACATGACCGAGAAGGAAGTGTGGTTCCGCGCTGGTCAGGTGTCAGTCATTCGGTGGCTGGCATCGAAGTTGGAAGACCAGCAAGAGAACGGGGTTGGACCTGGCTTGGAGGGTTTCTGAGATGTGCTTTGGCGGCGGGGGGTCACCAGCAACGATCACCATGCCCGACACGGGGGCATACGAGCGTGAGTTCGAGTTGCAGCGATCTGCCATTCAGGAGCAGATCAACAGCAAGAACAACCTGTTGCAGCAAGAGCTGACGACAGCGCTGCGCAATAAAGAAGGCATTGCCCAGCAGGCATCAGATGCCAAACGTCAGATTGCCGAGAACACATCCGCCCAAGCGATGCGGATGGCGTCATTGATTGGCACGCCGCCGCCAGAGAAGAGTGCAGAGGCTCCTGTTGTGGGCCGGAACCGCGGCACGCTCACATCCAAGGGCAAGGGTGCTCTGCGGATTGAGCGGTCAACCGCTACCTCGACCAGCCAGGGCGCTGGTCTCAACATCGCTTCCGTCTAGCCATGTGCTTTTTCTCAGCCCCCAAGCAACCGAACATCGTCTATCAGGGCCCGAGCCAGGAAGACATCAACAGGAACCAAGCCTCGCTGGACACCTACAAGAAGCAGGTGAGTGAACAGCAGTCTGCTTTTCAGGCGCAGCTGCAGCAGCAGATCGAAGCAGCCAATGCCGAGACAGCCCGGCTGCAGAAGCAGTACCAGGACGATGCGGCGGCAGCGTCTGCAGCAGCCGCGGCCCAGCAGACCGGCGCTTATGCAGCAACTGCATCGGAATCAGCCCCACCGACTACTGCGCAGACCACGGTTGCCACGGTCAAGAAGGACAAGCCCAAGGCCAACTTGAAGATCAGCCTGGCCGGCACGCCGTCCTCGGCTGGCTCTGGCCTCAACATTGGAGTCTGAGCCATGTGTTTCGGAGGTGGCGGTGACAACGGCGCTGCAGCAAGGGCTGAACAGGAACGACAGAACCAGATCGCCAAGCAGCGGCAGGAAGAGCTGAACCGGCTGGCTCGTGAACGCGAGGCCTTGGCCGCGCAGCAGGCCGCTGAGATGCAGCGCATGACTGCTGAGCAGGAACTGGTAGTGGCGGGGCAGAAGCAACAGGCCGCTGAGATGCGTGCCCAGCAGCAAGAACAAATTGGGGGCATCCGTGCCCGTGGTCAGGCCGTCAGCCAGTCGCTGCGCATTCTGGCGTTGCAGGGCGGCAAGCAGGCCCCGACTGCATCAGCTGGTGGTCGGCCAAAGGTGCAAGGCGCCAAGTCCACCACAGCTGGTCTGCGGATGGGTGCAACAGGTCAAAGCCAGGGATCTGGCGCCAACGTCGCGGTGTAACTCATGGCCACAGCAGAAGCCCGGTATCGCGCCCTGGAAGGGGACCGGAATTACTACCTGGACCGGGCACGGGCATCAGCGCAGCTGACCATTCCGTACCTGATCCCGACCAGCAACGAGCCAACGCCGGACAACAAGGAGTCTTATGCGGTGCCATGGAATGGCATTGGCGCTCGGGGCGTACTGAACCTGGCCAGCCGGATGCTGCTGGCACTGCTGCCACCAACGCAGCAGTTCTTCCGGTTCTCGTTGGATGAAGCGGTCCTGGCCCAGCAGGGCGTGGACCCAAGCCAGCGCAGCAGCTTTGAGGAAGCGCTAAGCAAGATCGAACGGCTGGTGTTGCGGGAGATCGAGGCCAGCAACGACCGGGTGGTTTTCCACGAGGCGTTGTTGCACCTGGTGGTGTCAGGCAACGCCTTGCTGTACGTCGGCTCAGACGGCCTGCGGGTGTATCACCTGAACCGCTACGTCTGCTCCCGGGACCCGATGGGGAACCCGTTGGAAGTGGTCACCTGCGAGGAGGTGTCAGTCCATGTCCTGCCCAAGAAGGTGCAGGACCTGCTGGCTGAGGAAGACGAAGAGCTGAAGGGCATCCTGGAAGACCAGGACCCGGTGCCCAAGAAGGAAGACCGCAAACGGGTGCGGCTTTACACCTATGTCGAATGGAAGGCGAAGTCCGTCCATTGGCACCAGGAGGTGAAGGGCAAGGTCATCCCTGGCAGCGAAGGCCGGGCACCGCTGGACGTGAGTCCTTGGCTGCCGCTGCGCATGACCAGGGTGGATGGTCAGCCCTATGGCGTGGGCTATGTGGAGGCCGCGGCCATTGCTGACCTGCAGACCGTTGAAGCCCTGACCCAGGCCATTGCCGAGGGTTCGCTGGCCAGCAGCAAGGTGTTGTTCTTGGTCAAGCCGTCTGGTGTCACCAAGGCAATGGACCTGGCCAAGGCACCGAATGGATCATTCGTCACCGGTGATCCCAATGACGTACTGGCCTTGCAGGTGCAGAAGTCACAGGACCTGTCGGTGGCGATGCAGGGCAAGGCGCAGATCGAGGCACGCTTGAGCCAAGCCTTCATGCTGGCCGATGTGCGCGACAGCGAACGCACCACGGCTGAAGAGGTCCGGCTGCAGGCGTTGCAGATCGAGAACAGCCTGGGGTCGATCTACAGCATCCTCACGACCGAGTTCCAGGTGCCGTATGTGGCGCGGAAGCTGGACATCCTCACCCGCGAAGGGAAGGTTCCCAAGCTGCCCAAGGACCTGGTGAAGGTGGTCATGACCGTGGGTCTGGCTGCTGTGGGCCGCGGCAATGATCTGGAGCAACTGGTCCGGTTCACTACCACCTTGGGTCAGACCATGGGCCCAGAAGCGTTGGCGCAGTACGTCAAACCGCCTGAACTGATCAAGCGTTTGGCGTACTCCATGGGCATCGACATCCTTGGGCTGGTCAAGTCCGAGGACGAGCTGGCGGCTGAACAACAGCAGGCCCAGCAGATGGCCATGCAGCAACAGGCCATGGCATCACCCATGGCTGATCCACAGAAGCTGGCCACTGCTGCTGCCACTGCGCAGGAAATGCAGATGGCAGCCGAACAACCCCCTGAAGAGCAACCCGCATGACTGCAACCCCCGCCAGCCTCTCGCCTGACACCAGCCCTCAGCTGACCATTCCCGAAGGCAGCATTGAAGGGATGGTTGCCCCTGGCCAGGAGAGCCTGCTCGAAGAGTTTGTCCAGGAACAACAGCAGGCCCAGGAGCCTGAACTGCTGCTGGGCAAGTTCAAGTCCCAGGAGGACCTAGCCAAGGCATACCAGGAGCTGGAGAAGAAGCTGGGTCAGCCCGCCAAAGCCGACCCCGCAGAGCCCTCACCGGCAGAACAAGGCTACTCGGCTGAACAGGCCGCGCAGGTTTACGGCAAGGAAGCTGTCGAACTGTTGGCCGGCAAGGGCTTGGACCTGGCTGAAGTGATGTGGCAGGCCGACCAGGGCCAGGACATCAGCAGCCATTACGACACCCTGGCGGAGGCGTTCAATGTCCCTCGGCAGGTGGTGGAGAACTATGTCTCCCGGTCTCAGGCTGCAGCTCCTGCTGAGAGCGCCGGACTGTCTGAGCAGGATGCTGCCCAGCTCAAGGCCATGGTCGGCGGCGAAGACGGCTTCCAGCAGCTCAGCCAGTGGGCTGCCAACAACCTTCAGCCCCAGGAACTGGCCGACTACAACGCCGTCGTAGACAGCGGCAACAAGGCGGCCATCAGCTGGGCACTGAAGGCAATCCAGGCCCGCGTTGCAGCTCCTGATGCCGTGGTGGAACCGAAGCTCATCGGGGGTGGTGAAGCACCAGCTGTCGCCCGGTTTGAGAGCCAGCAACAGGTGCTGGATGCGATGAACAAGCGCAATGACCGGGGGCAGCGCATGTATGACGTGGACGACGCTTACCGGCAGAAGGTGCAGGATCTTCTGGCGAGGTCAGATGTGTTCTGATAGTTTGTAATCAGAACGCAACCTGAACGGCAGGCCCTTCAAGGAGGACAACCTGTGGCAGCGAAGGGATGAGCGGTCTAACCAACCTCTTTTTCCAACAAAACCATGGCTACTCCTCCTGATGTGGCTCTGAATCGGCTTGGCCAAATTAAAGGCGCAGCCGCTACCTGGGGCCCCGGCGCCGCTGGTCTTGATGCAGACCGCGCCCTGATGCTCAAGCTCGGCTCTGCCGAAGTGCTCGATGCGTTCATGACTGCTTGCCTCTTCAAGGGCAAAACCCGCGAGCGGAACATCCGCGGTGGCAAGAGCGTTGCCTTCCCGATCACGGGCAAGATGGCAGCTCGCTACCACAAACCCGGCACCCCGATTCTTGGCGAAGGCAATGATCCTTCTGACCTGAACGAGCGGGTGATCACTCTCGATGCTCTGATGATTGCCGACGCGGCGATCTATCAGCTCGATGAGCTGATGACCTATTTCGATGTTCGGCAGGTCTACACCACCGAGCTGGGTCGTGCTCTGGCTTATGAGTACGACAAGCGTGTGGCTCGCATGATCTTTGCGGCTGCCAGCGACACCACCGAGCCCCTGGCCAAGACTGGTGCTGCCAAGCCTGCCGGCCCGGCCGACAACCGCGGT